TTAAAATGATATACTATTTAGTTTTGTAATAATGTCTTTTTTAATTGTAGAAGTAACATGGGTATATATGCGTAATGTTGTTCTTTCATCTACATGACCTACACGTTCCATTATTGCTTTTAAAGGTAACCCTAATTCAGTTAATAAAGATATGTGTGTATGTCTAAAAGTATGAGTGGTTAATTGTCTATTTGCATTTTCTCCAAAAACTATATCTTTAACTTTTTTAAGAACAGATGAATGAACATTATTGTGTAAAGGATTGCCATGATTATTGCTAAATATAAATTGTCTATTATTGAAAGTATTTGTCCATTGTTCTAGCTTACGATTCTCAATCTTCATCAGTTTTAGTATTTTAATACTTCTATCATCTAAATCAATTGTTCTATATGATCCTTCTGTTTTAGTGGTATCTTTGACGCCATATCCTTCTTCGCTTCTAATCCATTGAATTGAACCGTTTATACTCAAGGTCTTATTAACTTCGTCAAAATCTTCGTTTTGTAATGCCTGGACTTCTCCTATACGCATACCTGTTAATGCTTGCAATTCTAATTGGTATCTAATTATTTGTTTATTTCTTCGAGAACCGGGTTTTTTATCATTTTTAATTATTTCATCTATTACATTAAATACTTTTGATAATTCGTCATTTTCTAAATAGTTATAACGTCTTCTTTCCAAATACTCACGCGTTTCTGTTTTCTTCGGAATTACTATTTTGTCTATAAAATCTACGTTATCAATATTATAATTTTCTTTTGCAAAATATAGTGATGATTTAATGACAAAAAATATCTTTTTAGTATAAGAAGTTGAGAAATCATTTTCAATAACTAATTTGATTAATAGGTCTTGTATTAATTTTCTATCTAAATTTTTAGCTAATATATCTTCGTTCAATTCCTTATTAGCTCTGTTTATAAAATGCCGTAGTTTTATATGCCATGTTTTTTTAGTCCCAGAAGTATTAGAATAAAACTCTAACCATTCTTCCATTAATTTTGAAAATTTGATATTACTTTTATATTTATCTGGTTGTTTATTAGTTATCTTTAAGTTTATTTTATCGTCTAGTTGCAACATAGCCTCTTTTTGAGACGCTTTAGTATTTTTGTTTAAAACAACACTAACTCGTTTCCACTTATCTGTGTAGGGGTCTTTATACTTCTCGTAGTACCTATATTTAGTTTCATCGTGTTTATTTTTAAATTCTTCAAACCACATTCCTAATTCCTCCTAAAAAAAGATAAAAATATATACCCATAGAAATAAACTATGGAAAAGTGATTAATCTATAGGTATATGTTATAATTGGATAAAAAGCAGGTGAGATCTTGAATTTGTTAATCTCGATTGTATTATCTGGTATTATTGGTTATATTCCTTATAGAATACTTGTTTATACTGGGCTTCTTAGTGAAAACGATGATAAAAATGATGTTTTTAAAATGATATTAGTATCTATTGAAACTCTTATAATATTATATTTATCGTTAGGATTTTACTTTAACGAATACAAAATCAATTATATAATCGAAAAAATACCAAACGCTAATTTTGTAGGAATATTTATTTATTCTTTTATAGCCATGGTTTTAATGACGGGAATTTTAAATCCCTTAGTTATTTTGAGTATGCAATACCTAATAAATAAAATTAGAACTATTTTTAATTTAGAAACAATTACTTTTATAGATAAAAGAGATGAGTTGTTTAATAATAATAAAAAACCTGTTTTCATAGTTGTAAGAAACTTTGATGATAAAATTATTTCTGAAGGTGCACTTAGACATTTTAACAATCAAAAAAGTGGGTTTGACTTATTAGAAATTCAAGAAATGGATTTAGTAGTATCTGAATTATCTCACTCTAGTTCTAATTATGACTATCACGTTATTTTAGATTTAAAACAACAAATAAAAATTGAAATATTTAAAGCTAATAGGAATTAATCCTTTTTTGATTCTTCTTTCAATATTTTTATAAGCTCCTCAGAAGGAGCGGGTTTTTCTACACCTTTGTTTAAAGGATTGCTACGTGTTACACCTTGCTTCTTAATATAATGTGAATTATTATTATTTTGTTTATTATCATCACTCACAATATCACCACCTTTCAACGTCTAACTTAGTTAGGAGTTTTTTTGATAAAAAAATATATAGGGCAGTAGGGACTGCCCATAAAATTAATTGCCATATTTAGATTGGTAATAATCTAATGCTTCTAATATTTGATCACCGTCATCACCTTCAAACGTACCATCAAGTATTTGTTGTTTCGTTTGTTTTTCTCCAGAAGATAACCCATCGCCTGTATTAGCACGCCATTCTTGGTTAGGTAAATTCATATAAGGATTTTCAGAATCTGATTCACTTTTATTTGAGTTTTGGATTTGATTGTCACTAGATTTATTGTATACAGATTCAACTTCGCCACTTTCAACTTTTAAAGAACTTTCATAAGCAGCGCTTGCTGGTCCTTCCATAACATTTCCTTGTGGAATAACACCATTTGTTACAGCGCTATTATATGCTTGTATTTTTTGTTGTTCTGAATAATTACCATATATCACCGTTTCTAATGTCGGACGGTCTGTAATGTTTGATAATTGCACTTGTTTGTTTTCTTGTTTAGTCTCTTGTGATTGAGAAGGTTCTTCTGTACTTTGTTGTTCTGTAGTTTCGTCTTGTGTCGATACTTCTTCATTAGATTTATCATCTGAATTTCCATCCTTGTCGTCCGAATCTTTATCATCTGAATTTTCATCATCTTTCTTACTATTTTTATCGGATGACTTTGTTTCTTTTTTATCGGATGATTTGGTTTCTTCTGAATTTCCACATGCTGATAATGCTAAAAAACTAGCTAAAATTAAAAATAATACCTTTTTCATTTTACTTTCCCCCAAAAAATTATTCATTTGTTTTATGTGGTATAGCATCATCCATTGGTAGCCCAGTGTCTGGATCTAATTGATCGTTTGAATAGTAACCGTCTGACGATGATTCTAATAATCCAGCATCACCGTTAGGTATACCAGTATAACCATGTTCTTTAGCTACTTTTGCATTAGCTTCCATTTTTTCTTGGTCAGTAGGTTCTTGCTGCACAGGTTGTTGCTGTTGTTCTACAGGTTGAACTTCTTGTTGTGATTGAACAGGTTCTTGTGTAGTTTGTTGTTGCTCTACAGTTTGTGTTTGCTGTTCAGTGTTTGCTTGTTGTGTATCTTCTTGTTGGTTGTTATCAGTGTTAGAAGTTTCTTCTTTATCAGTATCTTCTTTATCTGATTTTTCTTTTTTATCGTCATTAGACTTCTTGTTTTCATCTTTCTTCTTATCGTCTTTTGATGATGACTTCGTTTCTTTCTTATCTTCTGACTTACTTTCTTCTGAATTCCCACATGCTGCTAACGCTAAAAAACTTGCTAATACTAAAAACAATACCTTTTTCATTTCACATTTCTCCCTTAAAATTATTTGAACATTACATATTTCATTATATATAATATTGGGTGAAAAGGTTAGAAATTTTTTAGTTTATCAAAACAAAGTTGTTATAAACATTTTATACAATAGGGAACATACGTTCTATTTAGGGTTAAAAAAATATAATTACACTTTTTCGATGTCTAATGGCATAAAATTTATTATATATCCATTGTGTTCGACAAAAGGGCCGTACCTTACCTTATAATCTTCTATTACTTGTTTGAAATACGAATTGTCTATTCCCATTGACAGACACATTTCGTAGACGTTTCCCCAAACGCCTCTCTCATAACAATCAATTAATTTTTGTAAAGGTACTGCTAATTCGTAACCACGTCTTCGAGCTTTTAATTCTTCTTTTAAACTAATAACATTAACTCCATCGGAATGCGTGTAAGCATTTAAAATATTACTGGTTGTTGTTTCATGATGTCCTAGTTCTTCTGCCAATATTCCATTTTGTACATAATAATCCACTTTACCTGTAATTGTAATCAAACCATTTGGATCTATTTCATCTCTTAAGTAATAGCCACCAGCTTTAGCAGGTAATTCGTAATCAACATCTAATAGTACTTCTGGATTGGTATCTAGTAATAGTTCTCTTAACTGCATATACATTCCCCTTACTTTTTACGGTTTCTTCTCATAATTCTTTTTGTCTCAATATAAGCTAATATTTCTTCAATTTCTTCTTCTGAAGCGTCATCATCGATGTGAGCAGCAATAATTTCTGAAATATTATTATTTTTATTGGATATAGATTTATCTTCAGTAATATCTGACGGATTAACATTAAAATAGTCCGCTAACATTTCTATTTTATCGCGTCTAGGATATTTAATACCGTTAACCCAACTACTTACAGTAGATTCTCTTAAATTTAAATCTTTTGCCATTTCAGTTTGAGTTTTACCTTTTCTATCCAATAAAGCTTTTAAATTTTGAGCTAATATTTCTTTTGCCATGTGCTTTCCTCCTCGAATTTCGTAACGCTTCTTATATAAAATATATTAACATATAATTCACAAAAAGTAAAGTAACTTCACTAAAAAGATACTATTTGATTTAAATGCACTTAAAGTATTGACGCTTCACTTTTAGTGTACTAATATAGTGGCATAGCTTGATTAAACAAAATGGTTGAGCTATGGAGGTGAATTAATGAAAACATATATAGAAACCTTATCATTGAAAGGTGCTCGTGTAGAAAAAGGTTATACACAAGAACAAATAGCCGATAAGTTAGGAGTAAGTAAGCGATCTTACATTGATTGGGAAAAAGGGAAGGTAGTACCTAAACACATGGTAGTTTACGCATTGGCATATATATATGAAATGGATGCCGATTTTCTAAGACTACCAAAAAAATTTTAAACCACGCTTCACTTTAAGTGTAGTTAAAAGTGAAATAGTGAAGTTCAGGAGGAAAAAAGTATGAACAATTTAGCATCTATTGAAATTGAGAACAATTCAGAATTAGGGTTAGTAGTTTCAAGTAGAACGGTCGCAAAAGAATTAGGAAGGCAACACAAGCACGTTTTAGAAGGTATCGACGAAATGATTAAAAATAGTACAGCCGACATTTCGGCTCTATTAATTTCAAATCAATATAAAGCTAGTAACGGTAAACGCAATAGAGAATACCTACTTACTAAAGACGGTTTCACTTTATACATGTTCAATATTCAAGGACATAACGATTTTAAACTAGCTTACATTAATAAGTTTAACGAAATGGAAAACCAATTACAAAACAGACTTCCTGGTTCATACAAAGAAGCAGTAGTTCAATTGCTCGAAACATTAGAAAACAATGAACAATTGCAGCTTGAAAATAATATGAATAAGCAAAAGATTGCAGAGTATGAGCCTAAAGCATCTTACTTAGATTCAATACTACAAAACAAGAGTTTAGTAACGGTTGGTCAAATCGCTAAAGATTACGGCATGTCAGCACAATCATTAAATAAGCTGTTACACGATTTAAAAGTGCAATACAAACAATCTGGGCAGTGGTTACTTTATTCGAATATACATGATAAAGGATACACACATTCATCAACAACTGAAATTGAACATAAAGATGGTAGAACTTCTGTACGAATGAATACAAAGTGGACACAAAAAGGGCGTTTATTCATATACGAGTTATTAAAGAAAAATGATGTTTTACCAACAATCGATAAATAGACAGAAATTTCGACACACAAAAAATATAAATGAAAGAGTTGTTCTAAATGCCAAAAATTACTGAAATACCTAATCCGGAAAACACAGTTTTAGGAGAAGAAAAATTCGTTAAGAAGTTATACGCAAAAGTTGAAACTGTACACACTATGTTTGATGTAAGTAGAAGCACTGTTTATAAGTGGTTAAAAGAATATGACAAAGACAATTTGAATATAAAGGGATTGTACATTGATTATTCAGCAACAATGACTTTGATCAACATAGCTAAGTTAGAAGAATATTTACTTGAAAGACACAAAAAGTGGATGTAAGGAGGGATAACATGAACCAAGCAATAGAAAAACGCATTCAAGAATTATCACTGATGATTAACGGAAGTTACGAAGATATTAAAAAAGTAACTTCAATAGAATTCGGTAGAACAGCTTTTACAAACACTAAGCATAACTACTTTGCTTTTATCGATAATCTAAAATGTGATGAATTAAATCATATGCTTAATCACTTAGCGTTATGTAAGGAGGGATAACATGCGAACTATATTATCACATGCATCATCAATACTAGTATTCGGATTAGCGTTAGTTTTTACAGAAGATTTTTTCTACTTGTTAACTATTTACTTCTTAGCATTCTGTACTAGCTACATGTTTTGGAATAAGTGGATTGATGCAATAAAAAAGACTGCTAAGCGCGCCAACGCATAACAGTCAAACGATTAATAAAATTAACAACTTAACTATACACAATAACTGGAGGAATAGTCAATGTATTATCGAATAAATGATGAAAGCAAAAAGGTTTTAACTGTTCAAGGATTCCAATTTATCCTACGTGTAAGAAAGGTTACACAGTTTGAAGTGAAGGTAACTATCGAAACGTTAGAACAAGAAGTAATAGACACTATTGAGATTGCAGATGAAGAAATAGGTGTTAATACAGGACGTGAACTATTAGAGCAATCAGTATTCCATTGGTTAGAAGAAAACACTGATGAAGCAGACAGAGTAATGAATAGAGTGATGGCATGGTAAAAGAAACAATCACTTATTTAATCAAACATAAAGATATGCCTATATATGTCACAAATAAGCCTAGTGAAAGTAATCCAGAAATAAGTTACTCAACTCAATTTAGTAGAGCGAGAGAGTTTAACGGTTTGGATGAAGCAACTATTGATATGAATAATCATATAGCGATAAAGCATACAAGAATTGAAGATGACAAATACGAGGAGATTAGCTATGAGTGAAAAAACATTATTCAATCAACTTAATTCATTGAACGTAAATGATCATGTAGAGAAAAAACAAGGGCTATCATACCTAGCTTGGTCATATGCGCACCAAGAGTTAATGAAAGTAGACCCTAACTATGAAGTGAAAGTACATGAGTTTCCACATCCAGAAGTGTCTAACGAACAGTATTTTGTACCTTACTTAGCTAGCCCAGAAGGCTACAGCGTGACAGTCTCAATAACTATTAAAGGACTAACAAAGACTGAAACATTACCCGTATTAGATTTCAAAAATAAATCAGTGCCATATAGAAGTGCTGATATGTTCCAGATCAATAAAACTTACAAACGTTGCATGGTTAAAGCTGCAGCATTACATGGGGTAGGATTATACCTCTATCACGGTGAAGATGCACCAGATGATACCGAAAACTTACGAAACGAATTATCGAACGAAATACAAAAATTCACTGACTTATTAATCTCACAAGGTAAAGAGATTACACCAGATGAAGTTAAAGAGAAATTCCAAATTACAGATATATCTAAAATGAGCCAATCAGACGTAGTTGGACACATAAAACTAATCAGAATGAACGCACAAAAATTAAAGGAGAATGAATAATGAATTTAACTATATTAACTGGACGTATCACAAAAGACTTAGAAATCAAACAAGCAGGTCAAACACAAGTATTAAACTTTTCTTTAGCAGTAGACAATCCATTTAAAAAAGATGATGTTTCTTTCTTTGATATCGTGGCTTTCGGTAAAACAGCAGAACTATTAAATAACTATTGCAACAAAGGTAGCAAAATTGCTGTAGAAGGTAATTTAAAACAAGATCGCTTCACTGATAAAGAAGGTAAAAATCGTTCAGTAGTAAGAGTAATTGCTAATCGAATAGAGTTTTTAGATACAAAAGGGCAATCAAATAACCAAGATAAGCCGCAAGCCCAATCAAAACAAATCTAGGATCTGATTTAAATGGCTTTAATTAAGTCTTACATTCAAGAAGATGACGGTAAAATAACTGCCGTCATTGAGGATGTTCAATTAGACAACAAGGACTTCTTACTACTAGATAACGGTTTAGAAGTGGAATGCGATGTAGTTATTGCTGATCCATACAAAATAACTGGAAAGCAGCGACGGAAAATATTCGCAATGATACGTGATATATACAATCACTATGGACAACCAATGGACTACTTACGTTATATGTTTCAAAAGCAATTAGAGTTCTTGAACAGTTACGAACAGATATCGTTAAGCGACTGTGGAAGGCGACAAGATAGTGAATTAATAGAACTGATATTAGATTTTATATTCACTCATAACGTGCCTATGAATAAGGCTACTAGCGACCTTTTAAGCAACGATAAATATTTTATATATAAATCTACTATTAGCCGTTTGTGTGTTATCTGTGGTGCTCCAAATAGCGATTTAGCACATAGATATGCAGTAGGTAAAGGTCGTAATAGAAACAAGATAAATCACACTGATAATCAACTGTTAGCACTATGTAGAAAGCACCATACAGAACAACATCAAATAGGCATGGACACTTTTAATAATAAATACCACTTGAAAGATAGTTGGGTAGATGTAGATGAAAAATTAAACAAGATGTTACGAGGTGAAAAAGTATGATGTTAGCTAAACCAATAAAGCCTATAGATAGAAAATTTATAGGATACAGAATTGCATCACTAAGAGCGCAATCAGATAAAACACAAGATCAATTCGGATTATCATATTCGGCTGGAAAAAGTGTTGTTAGCAAATGGGAAAATGGCGAAAACATACCTGGCATGGAACGTTTGAAATTAATGGCTAAAGATTTTAATACAACTGTTGATTGGTTGTTATATGGAGAAGGTGAGTAACATGGGCGAAGTCCAATGGATCAAACTCAAAGTGGGAATGTTCGATGACAGCAAAATTAAGTACATTGAAGCATTACCCGAAAGAGATACTATTATCACAGTTTGGGTCAAGTTATTAACGCTTGCTGGTAAGTATAACGAACAAGGCTACATTATGTTATCGGAAAACTTACCCTACAACGAAGAAATGTTGGCAAATGAATTTAACAGACCCCTTAACTCAATAAGGCTAGCATTACAAACATTTGAAAAATTAGGAATGGTTGAAAGATATAACGGAATATTAAAGATAGCTAATTGGGAGAAACATCAAAACGTAGAAGGATTAGATAAAATCAGACAGCAAACTCGAGAGAGAGTGCGTAAACATAGAGAACAAAAGCAATTAGAAGAATGTAACGTTACAGTAACGCAAAGTAACGCGACAGAAGAAGAACTAGAACTAGAAAAAGAATTAGAACTAGAAAAGAGTAATACATTGTCGAGTAACTCGACTGTGTATCCGTATGAATCAATAGTTGAATATCTTAATAAACAAGCTAGTAAAAAATATAGATATCAAACAGACAAAACAAAATTACTAATTAAAACTAGATTCAAACAAGGATTTAGTGAAGATGATTTCAAAATAGTTATAGATAACAAAGTAGCTGAATGGAAAGGAACAGATATGGAGAAGTTCCTAAGACCAGAAACACTATTTGGGAATAAGTTTGAAGGTTATTTAAATCAACAAGTAAGCAATAAGGAAACCACTGATAACCCTTATGAAAATCTATTTTAGGGAGTGAATATATGAATTCCTTTGAAAATTTAGCTAAAAAAGCAGGATTTAAAAACGAACTAGTTAAACAAGAATACGGATTGAAATGTGATAAGTGTGGTCGTGCCTATGATTACTTTGAATTTGATACAGGTTACGTAGTTAAAGATGGTTGTGATTGCGAAATGATAGAACTAGCTAAGCAGAAGAAAGAAGCGAATGAAAAACGCATCAAGTCTAGCAAAGCTAATAGCATATTCAAGAAATCAATCATTAATGATGATCTGGCAAATTGCACATTTGAGAATTACAACGCTACTAATGATGAATTAGCTAAGGCTAAAGCGTTATGCGAAAGATACGCTAACAATTTTAACTTAGATAACAAGCAATCACTATTGTTACAAGGTTCATTTGGTACAGGTAAATCACACTTATCAATGTCTATTGTAAAAAAAGTGAGAGAGCAAGGGCATTCAGCATTATATATGAACGTACCCCAATTGATATCAACTATTAAAGGTACTTACAACAAAGATACAAATCTTACTGAACAAGAGTTAAACAGAATAATAAGTGAAGTTGATCTAATGGTATTCGATGATTTTGGAATAAACATGAACGAATTTGCTACAGGTAAAATGTTTGAACTTATCGAATCAAGAGTTGGAAAACACAATATATATACTACTAATTTGAATGCACAAGAGTTAAGTAAAAACAAAGATGCGCAAAGAATATTTAGCCGTATGATGTCCAACACTACGCTACTGAAAATGAACGGTGATGACTTCCGAATGAGAGGTATAAACTTTTGATAACTATTGAATATGTAAAAGATATGCTAGGCACGCCAAATATAAGTGATTCATATGCTAAGAAGTTTATAGAGTATGCAAACGGAAACGTTGAAAAGCTAAATGATATTTTGTACCTAAAGAAAGCAGAACGCCATACACGACCGGATATAAGCGAGGTGAAGTAAGTGGGATTAAGCACTGAATACCAACTGAAACAAAGTAATAGTAGCAAAACTATAGAGGTTATTCCATTGAGTGGAAATAACAATAGAGTTTTTGGATTATATAAAAATTTTGGCTTAGATGAATACATTATTACTAACCAAAGATTAGAAGAAATAACGAGAGAATTTAAATTAATTAGAGCAGATCAAACGAACATATTTGATTACTTGTAGAGGTGAACGCATGGAAACGATTGAATTAAAAGTGGATGCGCCTATGTCATCACCTAGGCCACGTTTTAGGAACGCTGGCAAGTTTGTACAAACATACATGCCTAAGAAGTATATAGACCATAAGAAAGACTTACAGTGGCAAATGCCAATGTTGATGATAGATGAACCAATTAAGTTAACGATAGAGTTTCACTTTCCTTTGTTGAAGTCATGGAGTAAGAAAAAACATGTAGCAATGGTAGGGAAATATAAGAGAACTAAACCAGATATAGATAACTTAATTAAAACAGTTTTAGATGCAGCTAATGGACACTTATGGAAAGACGATAATCAAATAGTAGAGATTAGAAGTTTTAAGAAGTATGCAGAAGAATCAAAAATAATTATGCATTTAGATATAGAAGGTGATTCTTATCAATGAAGAAACGGTAACAATAAGATACACAGTTAAATTCGAGAAGCGCGTAACAGATAGTCAGAAGAAGCATGAAACAAGACAAGATTTCATAGATCGTATAGCAGACGATTTATTTAAACAACCGAATGATTATACAGATGGAACAGTAATAGATATTGATAATGTGGAGGAAAGATAAAATGGTGATTGTATTTAATAGAGAAAGAGATGAGCAAGGTGAAATGTGTTTCGTTGTTCAACATCAATTCAAGGAATATCTTGTACCAGTAGAAGATTATAAAGAAGCAGTGCATTTAGGAATATCAATGGATGTAATAAAATATCAAATCACAAAAGGGAAAAGGAGTTTTAAATTATACCTTAACAGATATGAAAGGAATGATGGTTCATCACGTTTAAAACGTGAGGACAGAGAGCGTGCTGAACGTAAAGCTATGCGTGAGAGAGAAAAGCAGCGCAAAGAACAAGAGAGATTAGTAATGATTGAAAAAGCTAAGTGTAGAGGTAAGTGGTTCGAACACTTATCAGAGAATGACATATTTCCGAAGGTGGTTAAGTAGATGCGCATAAATCAATTAGAAGCTGGTAATATCGTTTGGTTTATAAAACAAGGTCAAACTTTATCAGAATATGGTGTGGTAAAAGAATTGATATACAACGATGGAGAACCACAGGCAGTAGTTGAAATGGGAGAATACACAAAAATAATTGATGATACTTATGATATAGCGATAGGAAGTGGATACGATGGGACGTCAAGCTAGATATGAGTATGTTATATATCGCGGAGAAGAAATAATATGTGGTGGAACTAGAAGCGAATGTGCTGAAAAATTAGATGTGAGTAAAGAATCTATAACTAAAATATCATCAGATTCATATAAAAAGATAGTTAAAGATAATTGGCTTTATGGAGAAAAAGTAAGCATTGCAGAGATAGAAAAAGAGTTAGCGTTATGATCCTATCCGACACGATAAATATTAGATACAAATATAACACTTGTGGGATGAACACAGTGGAAATGGCACAGTTATTAAAATATTACGGATTTCGCGGATTCTTAAAGTCTGTAAATGCACGTATCTTTATTGTAGCAGTGTTACCAAAGGATAAAGCACATAACATGAAAGCGATGGAGGGATTAAGACGTGAAAGACTATAAACGCCAACACATTATTAAACACGCATTAGAAATGTATGTACAACGTCCTAATGTAAATGAGAAAGATTTAAAACAAGAAATGAAAGTTTTAGAAGAAGTTAAAAATCACATAGCTGTTATGAAAGATGAATACGGCATTAAGGAGTGATGGAGAGTGAGTACTTTAAAAGAAATTTGTAAAGAACAAACAGAACTATTAAATGAGTGTCGTCAGAATATCAAAGGGTTAACTGAAGAAAACAAAGTATTACGTTTACAATCTGACACTTACTTTAATGAGTGGCAGGAAGCAAAAAAGAACTATATCACCCTAACCGACCACATACGTTTGAAAGCAAGTGCCAATCCTGGTGAACATAGATATATAGCGTTGGTAAATTTCATTGATAGATTGGAGCGAGATTAGATGGCGTATGAGTATGAGGGACGAAAAGACATAAAAGAATAAGAAGGATACAGATATAAACTCCAAACCTCGCTATAGAGTTCACGAGTTTAATAAGTGAAAAAACTACGAATCTTGTTCGACAAATAATTTGTAAAGCAGTTCATCATTCGCTTGCTTAAGGGATTCGTGATGTATTTTACAAATTTCCATTTGATTATTTGATTTTCTTTTGTCAAATTTTTCTTTGAATATATCTGACTCTCGTTTATTACGTGTATCTAAAAATGATTCGAATGTAGATTTTTTCATTTTAAAACCACCCAATCAATCGTTATTATTTTTATTATCAAATTATACCATAAATGAGTAAAATTATAATAATATTTTTAAAACTTTATTTTAAACAATGAAAACATGGAGGACGAATAATATGAACGAATTAATTAAACAAGTAGAACAATGGAGTATAGATAAAAATTTACACAAAGGTAATCCAGATAGACAAGCGTTGAAATTCTATGAAGAAGCTGGGGAAGTTGGTGCAGCGCTATCACGTAACAAATTAGATGATTTAAAAGATGGTATAGGTGATACAGTCGTTACATTAATTATATTGGCACAACAACATGGAATGACATTAGAGGAGTGTTTGCAGTACGCATATGACGAAATCAAAGGAAGAAAAGGAAAAACAATCAATGGAACTTTTATTAAAGAATCAGACTTGTAAGGATAAAGACATATTACAAAAAGTTAAAGAGGTGTTGAGGAACTGACACAGTATTTAATTAGAACACTAACAGATTCAACCGGATATACTTTCACTGAAACGATTAAAGCACGCGAGAATGAAACGTTTACTGTGGTTGATGCAGAGAGTAAGGAAGAGTTAGAAGAATATCTTTACTGTGAAAAGTTAGAAAGGACAGTGAGTAAATGAAACCAATACTTAAAACATTACTTATACTAACTGTGTATGAATTATCAAAGTACGTTACTGAACAGATAATCGTTTATATACAAACGAACGATGATATAGATCAAACACCAATTGATTATGAGATAGATGCTTTGAAAAGATATTAAGGAGTGAATAAACAATGTGGCTAATATTAATAATAATCTTTCTTACTCTTTTGCTTATTGGATCAATAGTAGAGAATGGAAATCTTAGAGGTAAGTTGGAAGCTAGAGATTACGAAAAGAAAGTATTAGAGAATAGATTGAAACAACTAGAAAAATAATGGAGGGCTTCGATGTACACACATGATGAAATTAGAAATATGATTGATGATTATAAAAGTATGTGTAATCTGTTAGAGGAATTCTTGCCAGAAGTAGATAGTAATTCTATTGCTCAATATGGTGTCGAATCAACGTTGCCTAAACCACAAGGCGTGAATAATAGCAAAGTTGAATCAAGCGTTCTAGTTAGGGATAAAGTAACTAAGAGACAACAAAAGTTAATAGATAAGATTAAATTTGTTAATTGTATGCAAGAGCAATTAGAAGATGACAACGATTATTTCTTTTTAGAATTATGGAAAACGGACAAGAAACGTAAAGATGTGCTATCTATACTTAAAATAACTAAGAATGATTATACTGATATGAGAAAGAACATAGTAGAACAATTGTATGAAATGCAAAATTAGGACAAAAAGGACAAAAGGGACAAAAAGGAACATTAGGGCAGTATTTTAAAGTGGGTAGAGGAATAAAGTATAATGATTGTAGAGGTTCTGCCTCACCACGAAAACATTCTATTCCTCCTGGATATATGTTTATGGCATTCACTGTAAAGTGGGTGCCTTTTTTAATTGTGTGAGGTATAATGAAAGCGTAGTACAATTAAAATATGGGGGCGATGGCAATGTTGTTAGAGGAGTTTAGTTATCCTATTCAAACTATAGTCCATAATGTAAAAGTATATGACATAGAAGAAAAGGGATATTTAATACAAATCAGAGGAAATATAGTGAACTTAGATACGTATTTATCTGAAAAGAGATATAATGATTTGGAAAATGAATTACGTGATATAGTTGCCACATATTTGAATAGTGAATACGAGAAGAAAGATAATAATAAGGTTCGTGTCTTTACAAATGAAATTATCAAATTAAAGGATATAAAAAAAGACTATGATGAGGATGATTTTTATAATTTGAAAGTTAAATATGGTGTTGATTACACCAACTTATCTAAAGACAAATCAACAATTACTCTATTAGGATTAAATTATATCGATGAAAACGATAAAGTATTGTATATAGAAGAATTAAAGAGAATGTATTTGTAAAAAACATCTTTAGAGGTGTTTTTTTATTTTGAATAAGCAATTAGCGATAAGAAGGTGATAGTATACGATGGCAAACATGCTAAATAACGCAAATTTTGAAGACTAATTGAAATTGAGCGAGAAACAACACGAGTACATTCTTTAACCTTTCTTAATTACTTTCTTTTACATGTTGTGGGTTTTTACAATTTAATTTTTGGCATTTAATTTTCACTCCTTTAAGTCGGCTGAGAGACAACTCAGTCGGCTATTTTTATGGTAAAATTTAGGCAAGAAAAATAAAGGAGGTAATATGATGGATTTTGTAAGAAACAAGCAGATAGTACAATCGTGGTCAGAGTCAGGATTAAGGTTATTTGATGCTGAGGATAAAAACAGTATATCTCATTCAATAGCAAGTCATTTTACAAATATAAGAAAAGAGGCTCCTGTAAACGATTCTAATGTAATGCAAGTTCGACGAGACCTTTTTGATGATACTAAGGAAGATTTTTTGAAGGTTTACGTGAAGCTCGAGGACTTAGTGTATATTTTTGAAAAAGAGGGGCAAAAAACAAATGTACTTGTTCAGACTGTTCCCTTAAATGGAATATCACACACAGAAGTAACTTACGACAATGAATTTGTGGGAGATGGCAAACGGCGACTACAAATGGTATCTTTTAAAATCTATTATAAAAATGGTCAGGAGCATAATTCACAATATTCATCTAAAGATGTGAATACAGAATTGTATGATTTTTTAACAGACGGTAAATTTTGGTAAAATAACATAATTATAGAATACATAGCACCCAATAGAGGTGCTTTTTTTATGCTATAATTTAGGCAAGAAAAATAAAGGAGTAGTGTCGATTGAAAGAGGCTTTAATTACTATAGCAATAGGTATCTTAGTATATGTGGTAAAAGAATGGGTCAGTATGTTTTTCTCGATTAGAATAGAAAATAAAAAGCACCTACATCAAATTGAAATGGACAAAAAATCATTGTATATAAACAGCTACTTTGATACTTACAATAAGATATATAAGTTGATGAGGGATTGTAGTAGAGAAGTGCTCTATTTTTGTAACTGGGAAAAGAATATACATAGAATGTATAGTCAATTACTTGATAGCGATAGCCTACTAAATGAGAAACAAAAAATTGAGTACCAGCACCCTAACTGCTCTTCTAAAAAAGGAATATACAATTACTGCTTTTTCGAACAAGAGTTATTAAACAATTTAATCAAGTTGCAAGAGTATTATCATCAGAATAAATTGGTACTTAATCAAGATGAAAAAGAACTACTAGATGAATACTTAGAAATTGTAAAAGAAACTCACAAAATTATTGAAGGGTTTTCAGGTCACTTGTTATCTATGCGAGCAGAAGGCAGGGAAGTAGAGGCAGTTGAAACTTACTTACCTAAAATTGAGAATGATATCTGTGTTAATCAAATGGAATTAGAGGATTTAAATAGCAAATTCGAAAACATATTTAAGGAAAAGTTTATGTAACTTAGTTAGCGCCCATTGAGGCGCTTTTTTAATACACAAATTTAACAAGCGATTAGCGCAATGGAGGTGTTACATGGCATGGCACGACAGACTTTATACGAGAAGTTAGATATTAAAGATAAATTAGGCTTAGTCGAGGGCTGGAAACGTGATGGCTTAACAGATGAACAGATAGCGAAAAATTTAGGTGTTTCTAAACATTCACTAATCAAGTGGAAGAAAGAAAAACCCGACTTTTTAGACGCCATAAAAAAGGGCAAAGAGGTCTCAGACTATGAGCTTGAAAACGCCTTGCACAAGAGGGCTACAGGCTATTATTACAAAGAGGAAACAGTGACAAATAAAGGCGATGTGGTTCAGGTAGAAAAATACGAACACGCCAACCCTACCAGCTTGATATTTGCACTTAAAAACAGATTGCCTAAGAAGTATCGTGACAAAGTGGAACAGGATATCACTCACAATATCCCTCAAATAATAGATGACGTGAGTAAAGATGACTAGCCTACAGGAAGCTATTGGCAATGGATATAACGAATTTTGGCATGATAAGTCATTCTACAGAGTGGTTAAAGGCTCACGTGGTAGCAAGAAAAGTAAAACTACAGCCCTTAATTTCATTTACAGAATTATGAGGTACCCATGGGCTAATTTGCTTGTGATAAGACGTTTTAGTAATACTAATAAGCAATCAACATATACAGACTTAAAATGGGCAGCCACGCAATTAGGCGTAGTTGATTATTTTAAATTTAATGACTCTTTGCCTGAAATTACTTATACGCCTACAGGACAAAAGATATTATTTAGGGGGTTGGACGACAGCCTCAAAATCACTTCAATAACAGTTGATGTAGGTATTTTAAGTTGGGCGTGGTTTGAGGAAGCTTATCAAGTTGAAACATTCGATAAATTCAGTACAGTTGTTGAATCAATACGTGGCTCACATTCAGACCCTGAGTTTTTCAAACAAATCACAGTAACATTTAACCCGTGGTCAGAGCATCATTGGCTCAAACGATACTTTTTTGATACTGACACAATGCTTGATGATACATTTTCTCGAACTACAACCTACAGAGTGAATGAGTGGCTTGACGAAGTCGATAAGAAGCGTTATGAAGATTTGTATATAAAGAACCCTAGACGTGCACGCATTGTATGTGACGGCGATTGGGGCGTAGCTGAGGGCCTTGTGTTCGATAACTTCAAAGTAGAACCATTCGACTGGTTAGAGAAATTCAAGCAGACGCAAACAGTCGCACATGGAATGGACTTCGGTTTTAGTTTAGACCCTACTACGATAGTTAGCACAGTTGTAGATTTGCCCAATAGTAAGCTATACATTTATGACGAGCATTACGAGGCAGGCATGAAAACAGATGAAATTAAGCAAATGATTATCGATAAGGGATTGCAACACGCAGAAATATCAGCCGATTACGGTGCAGGTGGCGACAGGCTTATTGCAGAGTTACGCAGTAAAGGCATAAGCAAGATTAAGAGTGCAATGAAAGGCGCACATTCAATCAATCCAGGTATTCAATACATTCAAGGCTTTGAAGTTATCATACACCCATCATGTGAACATACTATCGAAGAATTCAACACATACACATTCACACAAGATGCTGAGGGGCGTTGGTTGAATAAACCTATTGATGCAAATAACCATATCATTGACGCATTACGCTATAGCCTTGAGCGTTTCCATATCAAGCGTAAGAAAAAGAAAACAAGCGTCACTAAGAACGTACAGGCAGTCAAAAAAATGGGCTTATAGGAGGTTAGACAATGGCGACAGTGAACAATTACGAGCGTGACACAGAGTATAAGGAACACAGGAATAAAGTCTTTAAACGTGATGCAAATGAAGTATATACGTACGATGGAACAAGTGCAGAGCTGCAGAAAGATACTGACAGACTGAGCGAGTTCATTAAACACCATTTATCAGTGCAGCGACCTAGATTAGATATGCTCAATGATTATTATGAGGGGCTCAACTTCAACTTAACGAGAAGTAAGCGCAGACGTGAGAATCATATGGCAGATAATAGAGTATCACATGATTATGCGGCGTATATTACAGATTTTATAAACGGTTACTTTTTAGGCAATCCAATACAGGTAGAGACACAAGACGAGAAAGTTGCCGAAGAGCTTAACTCTTTGACAAGAATAAACGACCTAGACAGTCATAACAGGTCGATTGGTTTAGACTTATCTATATTTGGTCGTGCCTATGAGTACATCATACGCAATCAAGATGATGAGATAAGAGTATATAAATCAGATGCAAGAAACACTTTTGTCATTTACGACACAAGCATTGAAGAGAACAGCCTTGTAGCTATTCGTTACTGGTTAGTGGAGACGAACGAGCAGCAAGAGGATATTTACAATGTTGATGTGATTACAACTGATGCGACTTACTTCTATAGAGCAAACACAACAACAAACTTAAAGCTCATTGAACGTAAGCCAACAGAACGCCACTTATTTGGACGTGTAACAATCACTGAGTTTAGGAACAACGAGAAACGCAGAGGCGATTTTGAGCGTGTTGTTCCACTGATTGATTTGTATGATAACGCACAGGTCGACACAGCAAACTACATGAGCGACTTAAATGACGCTATGCTGTTAGTTAAAGGTAATGTGGACTTGAGCGACACAAACGTTGTGAAACTTCAAAAAGAGGCTAACATGCTGCACTTAGAGCCTCCTGAATACGAGAGCGACGATGGCAAGGTCACAGAGGGCGATGTTGATGCCGAATATATTTATAAAGAGTATGACGTAAATGGTTCAGAGGCTTATAAAGATAGAATCAACTCAAACATACATCTGTTCACGAACACACCTGACATGAGCGATGAGAAGTTCTCAGGTCAACAGTCAGGCGAGGCAATGAAATATAAGTTATTCGGATTAGAACAGCGAACAGCAATCAAAGAGGGGCTGTTTAAAAAAGGACTCAGACGACGCTACAAGTTGATTGAAGATATGTTAAAGATAAATAGTGAATTAGAACGCAGCAAGACCTTACGTGATTTAACGTTTAAGTTCAGTCGTAACTTGCCTAAATCACTAAGCGAGAACATACAAGCTGTGAGTCAATTGTCGGGCATTGTGTCAGATGAAACGAAACTCAGTCTTTTAACATTTATAGATGACCCTAAAGCAGAGCTTGAGCGCATGAAAAAAGAGGAAGATGAGGAGCTCGAGCGCTCAGATAATAGAGAATATTCATTCGACCAACAAGACGAAACAACGGAAGAGTGATATAGATGCCTGATACACAAGAATATTGGCGTAAACGAGCACAGGAGGCAATGAATCAAGAGGCTAAAGATGACAGAGAGCAAATCAAGCTGATAAATGAAATCGTTGACCACATGGTTGATGATATCGAAAAAGAGATACTAGCATTTTATGCAAAGTACGCAACAGCTGAGGGCGTGTCTCTTGATGAGGCTAAAAAGAAGATTGACCGTACTGATATACGCAAGCTGGAGAATAAGGCAAAGCAGTATGTTAAGGACAAAGACTTTAGCGATGAAGCCAACAAGGAGCTTAAGCGATACAACACTAAAATGTATGTGAGCAGAGAAAAGATGCTGCAAATGCAGTTAGGATTGATACTCACATATGCAACGGCTCAACTTGAAAGCCAAATGCACAACTACATGGAAAGCGCAGTGTATAGAGAGATTAAACGACAGGCTGGCCTTGTTGGTGCGACAACCTCCATATCACTAGAGCATGTGCAGGCCATCGTCAATGCACCATTTGAGGGAGTTAGCTGGTCAGCTCGTATATGGAAAGATATGGAGCACACACGCAAAACAGTTGATAAGGCTGTAAGGCACACATTGCTGAGAGGCCGACACCCTAAAGAGTTTGTCCCTCAGATACGCAAGAAGTCAGAGGCAACAGCATACCAAGCTAAAAGATTATTGCTAACGGAAACAGCTAGGGCTCAATCAGAAGCGCAGAAGCTACATTACATGGCTACACTGGGCAAAGATGCTCACGTAGAATTTGTGGCCAAGCTAGACGAGCGTACATCTGACGAGTGCAGGTCACACAACGGCAATAAGATTAAAGTATCTGAAATGGTAGCAGGCGTAAATGTTCCACCTCTACACCCTCATTGCAGGTCTACTACAGTGCCAGCAGTTGATGAGATAGAGGACGAGCTCGAGGCATTTTTCAAGAAGAGAAAAGGGAAATACAATATCAATCTTGATGATTTCTAGGAGCGTGGCAAATGGAAAAAGAATATAAGTATTTAAAGAGTATCGCAGAGAGCCTGTATGGTATACACAGAGAGCTGATAAGGCTGAATCAGACCAACCCAGCAACAAAGGCTGAGCAGGCTGAACCGATAGAAAAATCTAAAAGCACAAAAGAGCTAAACCCTAAAAACTTTTGTTAGTCACTACTCATTGAGTGGTGGCTATTTTTTATGACCTGAGCAAGTCACTAAAAGGCTCTAAATTACTGTACGGGCTTACACGAACCAAACGCCACACAGAAAGCTATTGACTGACTGGGCTTAATTGACTGGCTGGGCATACAGCAGATTGTGCGGCCAAGGTAAACGGCAAGACTGAACGGGAGGACAAACAGATATGACAAAACAAACTAAAGATAAATTGAGATTAAACTTACAGCATTTTGCAGAGGGTGGCGAGCCTAATGACCCGCCTGCGCCTCAAGACCCTACAGACCCGAAAGACCCTGAGCCGACAGATGATACTTTCACAAGTTCAGAAGTTGACTCTAAAGTGAGTAAAGCTGTAGAGAAAGCATTACAGAAAAAAGAACAGAAACACCAAAAAGAGTTAGAGGACGCTAAAGCTGAGGCACGCAAACAAGCTGAAAGTTATGCAAAACTAACTGAAAAAGAGAAATATGAAAAAGGGCTTTCAGACCGTGAGAAAATGCTTGCTGACAAAGAGCGTGAGCTTAACTTGCGCCACCTTAAAGCAGACGTTGAGACAGACCTAAAAGACAATGAGTTGCCTGCAGAGTTTGCTGAAACTTTAATCACTTTGGAAGATAACGAAAAGATTAAAGAGTCTATTCAAGGCATCAAGAAACAGTTCGATGCTGCAGTTCAGGAACAAGTCAAAGAGGTTACTCGACAAGGTACGCCTGCAAGCAACAGCTCAACATTTACTAATAACAGTAAAGGTTCTAACTCGATTCAAGAAATGGCAAGAAACGCACGAATTATTAAATAGACAAACGGAGGCACCAACTTATGACTAACAAGCTTAAATTAAACTTACAACATTTCGCACAAATCGACACACCACCACAAGATTTTAACCCTGACAATGTATTAATGCACGAACAACCTGACGGCACTTTATTAAACCAATTTAATGCGCCTATCTTACAAGACGTATTAGAAAACTCGAAAGTTATGCAATTAGGTAAATTCCAAGATATGGGAGGTAATTCAGAGAAATCATTCTCGTTCTGGGCAGATAAGCCAGGCGCTTACTGGGTAGGAGAAGGCGAAAAAATTCAAACGTCTAAACCTACGCACATAGAGGCTAAAATGCGCTCTCACAAATTAGGTGTAATCTTATTAGCATCTCGTGAATATTTAAATTACACATACTCAGATTTCTTCGAGGCTATGAAACCTCAAATCGCTGAGGCCTTCCGTAAGAAATTCGATAATGCAGGTATCTTGAACGTTGAGAACCCATTCGAACAATCAATCGACACAGCAGCTATCGAATCAGGCAATGTTGTAACTGGCGATATCAGCTATGACAATGTATTACAGTTAGAAGATGTGTTGCTTGAAGATGATGTGGAGGCAAACGGTTTTATCTCTAAATCTCAAAACAAAACAGCCTTACGTCAAGCTCGTGATGAAGTGACTGGCGAGTCTATATATGACCGTTCTAGCAACACGATTGATGGTATTCAAGCAGTAGACTTGAAGAGTTCAGACTTGCCTAAAGGTACTATTTACGCTGGCGACTTCGACCACTTATACTATGGTATTCCATATAACATCAGCTACGAAATTTCTACACAAGCACAATTATCAACAATCCAAAACGCTGACGGCTCTGCCGTAAACTTATACGAGCAAGAGTTAATCGCATTACGTGCGACTATGGACGTTGCAATGTTAATTGCTAAAGATGACGCATTTGCTAAGTTAGAACCAGCTGAGGACGGTGGCGATGCTACTCCCACAGGAGCCTAAGGGCGTCAGCGTAAGTCCGAATATTAAATCGGCAAGGTTAACAGTTAAATAAATTATTAGGAGGCTTTCATAATGGCAGACACATTAAAAGTTTATAAAGGTACTGAGGTAGTTGCTACAGCAGAACGAGCTGAGGACGGCACAGCCTCAGTCACTACTGACGGATTGCAGGCAGAGACAACCTATGCAGCAGGCACGTATCAAGTGGCTTTCAGTAATGAATCAGGCGAGTCAGGCAAGGTTGATGTTCCTGAATTTACTACTAAGGCCAGCGCATCATCAGAGCCAACAGACGTCACAGCTGACCCTAATGAGGACACAGCAGACGTAAGCGCTCAATAAAGGAGGTTGGTAACTTATGGGCTACCTTGAGGACGTTAAGCTATTAATTGGCTTACAAGACAAAACGCAAGATGCTCAGATTAATAAAATCATAGAGGTTACTGAGAAACGTTTGATTTCATTGCTACCTAAAGAAGTGCCGAAAGTACCTGACAGACTTCAATACATTGTTGAAGAGGTAGCAGTCAAGCGTTACAACCGTATAGGTGCTGAGGGCATGGACTCAGAAAGTGTTGACGGTCGCTCATCAAGTTATCAATCAAATGACTTTGATGAGTACCTATCAATCATTGAGGACATGTACGCCGAATCTTCCAGCAAGAAAGGAAGTATCAAGTTCTATTGAGATATGAGAACAGAGCAACACTTGTAAAAGAGTTTGCTAAAGAATACAACCCTGATACTGGAAAATCAGAGGCACCAGCACCCATAAACTATGACACTGTTCCGTGTAACATTTCCCCATTGTCAGCAGAGCGCACAGCGCTCGACTTTGGCGATGTTGCAAGGGACATTAATATTATTAGGCTAAATAATCGCTTTGATAAAGATGTGACACATGCCTATGTTGATGGTACTAAGTACCTGATTGTTAAACATGTGAAGTATCGAAGAGATACAAGCCTATTTGTAGAGCAGGTCAACTGATGGACGTTAGAGGCATAGAGGCTCTTATCAATAAGATGGGCGACATGCAGGACGACATTGACGATGATATTGATTTCATTATCAAAAAACGTAGTCAGCAATTCAGCGCTCAAACAGTAACATCAGCAAAATCGGTAATGATCAAAGGCTACTGGATGGGCAACCTTGCTCGAATGATAGAGGCAACCAAAACTGGAAAGCTGAAATACACAATCACATCAAATGCGCATTATTCGGGTTTCCTAGAGTACGGGACAAGATTCATGGCTCCTGAGGCTTTTATGAAGCCAGTTTATGAGAAATTTGCGCCACAGATAGCAAAAGACATTTCGAGATTGCTCGAGTAAGGAGGTAAGACATGACAAAACAATCAGCAAAATTTGAGTTGTTTAATTATCTATTTAAAGCCTTTAAAAACTTTGGCATCCCAGTAATCCAGCTGAAAGAATTACAGCAAGAATTGCCTTATCCGTTTATCGTGCTTGAAAACGTTGAGGATAACATCGACAGATTGAGCTTTGATAATTATGGAGGCAATCCATCTGTGAGAGTTCACGTATGGAATACCCAAGATGACCTAGCGAGTACAGACAGGCTATACATGAAGATACAAGAAACTTTATTAAATGCTGAAATGCTACCTCATTACAGAATAGCGCTCGAGAACATAGACACAAATGACGTGCCTGACAACACAGCAAATCAGACACTACAACATATTGTTATTGATGCTGGTTACAGAGCGTCATAAGGCAGGCCTGAGGGCTTGTCTTTTTTAATTAAATAAAACAATGGAGGTCATTCAATTATGGCGATTAAACAAGGTACAGACGAATTAGTTTTGGTTCGTAAAGCAGGCGAGGCTGTAGATGCTGACAAGGTAATGTGGTTAACAGAAATTGAGCGAGAAACAGAAAGAGACTCAGACAGTGAAGCTACAATGGACGGCTCAGTTGCATCAGGAGGCTCAACAGAGTCAACAGTGTCATTGAAATCTTACATGGATATTAAAGACACATTATGCGATGACATTGAAGATGCTACAGAGGACGCAATCCCATATGAAACATGGGTTATTAATAAGCATGTTAAGAACGAAGAGGGTAAATACAAAGCTGAATATCGTCAAGGTACATGGAACAGCATCACACGTACAAATGAAGCTGACTCTATTGCTGAGTTCGAGACTGAGTTTGGTGTATCAGGTAAGAAAGTAAGAGGCTGGGCAACATTACCTAAAGCGATTGAGGATAACAAGGCAGCATACGGCTTCCACGACACAGTTGCATCAGACCCAGCAGATGATGGACTTGTCGACATGCCACAACCAAACGAGCCAAGTGAGGCAGATGGTACTACAGGCGACACAACAGAAACAACTACACCCTAATGAACCCCAAAACGTTGAGGCAAGCGCTGGCATAGATACGGTGCAAGTCTCAGCAGAATAGGGGCAATCATCACAGGCAGGCATTGAGCCTGTCTTTTTAATTCTAATAAAAAACTAAGCGAGGTAATTATATTATGGAAATTCAATTCAAAGGCAAATCATTAGATTTATCATTCGGCTTTAAGGCTTTAACAATTTTAGATAAGAAATTAGGCATGGAAGTAGAGCAAGTGAGCATGGGTCAAGGCTTACAGTTGTTAGTTCCTAACTTGTTACAAGGTAGTTTGATTGCAATTGGCGAGACAATCCTTGCAGCTACAGCACATCACAAGAAAGCACCTAAAGAGTCAGACCTTGACGATATCCTTGAAGATATTGCAGAAAATCAAGGGCTTGAAGAGTTCGCCGAAGATATTATCAAGGAGCTGGGAAAGCGACCTATGACCCGAAACCTAGTACCCGAAGAATATCAGATTCAGAGCAAGAAAGAGAAATAAGCAATAAAGATGATGAGCCACTCACATACGACCGTATCATCATTTTATGTATGAGTGAGCTCAACATTTATGACATTTCTTATATAGAGGCTATGACGCTTACAGAGTTTAACTACCGTATGTACGCTTTGGAATATGAGCGACTAAAGGAAGATTACGACCTGTATAAGTTGGCATTTGCCATAAGAGACGCAAAGGCTACAAAAGAAGTAGGCGCAGGGCAGAACAAGAAACAAGAGTACATTTTCGGTACAGTCAACGACCTGATTGATTACAACAAGAACATTGGCAGGCTGAATAAAGGCGAACCGATAAAACTTGAGAACCCTAACGAATTGGACACATCTGATAGTTCAGTGACAGACGTCCTGAAAGCTATTAGAAATCATAATAACTCGAGATAGACAGGAGGGATTGCGTGGCAAGTTCTGAGTATAAAATCAGTACCATGATTGAGGCGAACACAGAGAAGTTCAAGACACAGATTGAGAGAGCTAAAAAGACAGCTCAAGATTTCAAGCGTACTATTGAACGAATCAAAGATGCCAAAGTTGATGCTGATACAAAAGGCTTTGTGGCTAAGATGAAACAGGCAAGGTCAGAAATGAGCAGCTTTAGTCGTATGAAAGCTAAATCGACTTTAGATGTTAACAGCTCAGGTGCTATTGCTCAAATAGAGCGCTTTAAATCAATGTTACGCTCTATACCAAATAAAGTACGCACAAGGGTAGACTTTGACAGCAGGTCAGCTCTAAATGGCGTTAAATCTATTCATAGAGCTATTGGTAATTTTGGAAATGCAATGGACACTTTGGCAGGCGATATAAGAACGACAGGAACGATAATCTCTAATATGTTCAAAGGTGTCATGCTATCAAGTATCACATCATTAGTACCAGCAATCGCCTCGTTAGTACCTGCATTGATGGCTGTACTTAACGCAGCTAGTGTTGTAGCTGGTGGAGCAGTCGGCATGGTTGGAGCATTTGCAACAGCTGGCGCTGGTGTAGTTGGCTTTGGAGCTATGGCCATGACAGCTTTGAAAATGGTTGAAGATGGCACGCTTGCAGTCACTAAAGAGGTTGAGAATTACCAATCATCAGTTGATAGCTTGAAATCAGCATGGAAGGGTGTAGTTGCCCAAAACCAGTCGCAGATATTCAACACTCTAGCAAATGCAGTGCAAACAGCACAAGTTGCTTTGAAAGGCTTAACGCCGTTATTAAATGGTGTGGCTCAAGGCATGGAAAAAGCAAGCGCAGCAACTTTGAAATGGGCTAAAGAATCACAAACAGCCTCTAATTTCTTCAAGATGATGGGCACAACTGGGGTTAGCATCTTCAATAATATGATGAGCGCAGTTGGTAACTTTGGTTCAGGCTTTGTGGCTCTTATAACTAACCTTGCGCCATTGACTGAATGGGTTTCAAAAGGCTTTCAGAACATGGGGAAATCATTCAACCAATGGGCAAATAGCGTTCAGGGCAGTCAGGCCATACAAGAGTTCACTAATTACGTTAAAACCAACTTGCCATTAATAGGCGACATATTCGGTTCAACGTTTAGAGGTATTTTCAACTTGATGAAAGCATTTGCCCCTAACAGTCAAACGATATTCGAGAGCCTAGCTCAAATGGCTGGTAAGTTTGAAGAATGGAGCTCAACGATTTCTGAATCAGATGGCTTTAAAAAGTTCATTGATTACGTTCAAACAAATGGCCCTGTGATAATCGGAATTATTGGTAATATTATCGATGCAATTATTGGGATTGCTACAGGAATGGCACCACTTGCACAAGCAGTGTTAGGCGTAACAGAATCATTCACAGGTTGGATTGCCCAGCTAGTACAGGCAAACCCAGCAATCGGCGCAATACTAGGCGTGTTGGTCACTTTAGGTGGAGCGTTTATGGCATTGATGCCATCTATCCTAGCAGTAACAAATCTCATAGCTCCATTAATCGCTGAATTTTTAGGCTTTAATTCTGTAGGCGCTATGGTCATGGCAGCACTAGAGGCGCTGGGGGGAGCATTTGCAGCATTGAATGCACCAGTATTGGCAATAGTAGCTGTTATCGGTGCAGTGATTGCAATTATGGTTGCTCTTTGGAACAGCTCACAAACAGTCAGAACAGCCATGACAGATGCTTGGAACGCAATCAGTCAGGCAGTGATGCAAGCTGTTCAAGCTATCATCGAATTTGTATCTCAATTGATTTCGAGAATACAAGAAATTGTAGCGCCTCTTGTCCCTATTTTTCAGCAAACGTGGGACGACATTGTCACTGTAGTAGAAACAGCGATAAATCTTATCAGGCCTATAGTTGAGCAGGCGTGGAATAGCATCAAGGCTGCAACGCAAATTGCGTGGGAATTAATCAAGGCTGTAATCTCTATTGCGATGGAGGTTGTTGTCAGCACTATCACAGCTTTACTACAAGCCCTATCAGGTGACTGGTCGGGAGCGTGGGAAACAATTTCCTCAGCAGGTCAGCAGATTTGGCAGACGATTGTTACAGCAGCACAAAATATCTTTGGTATTTTAAGAGATTGGCTTTCTAATCTTTGGAATAGCATCACTCAAAATGCTTCAACGGCGTGGAGCGCTTTATCAGGAATCGCCTCGACTGTGTGGTCGGCCATCGTCAATGCAGTGAAATCGGTTGTATCAGGATTGGGCAGTTTCTTATCAAATCTTTGGTCAACTATTTCGAGCACAGCATCGTCAATTTGGTCATCAATCGTAGGTATTGCATCATCGGTGTGGTCATCAATCGTCAATGCAGTGAAATCAGCTGTATCAGGATTGAGTGGAGCACTTTCAAATATTTGGTCAAACATTAAGAGCACGGCCTCGTCAGTGTGGTCATCGATTGTCAGTGTTGCGTCATCAATTTGGCACAATATTTCAAGCACAATCAGCTCAGTTGCTAGGTCAATCGTAAGCAGAGTTAGCTCAGCGTGGTCATCGTTGATGAGTACAACGTCATCAATCATGAGCTCAATTGGGTCAACGATTTCAAGCATTTGGAATTCAATCACTAGCACAATCAGCTCGATTGTATCGAACATTGTAAGCAGAGTCAGCTCAGGCTGGTCGTCACTTATGAGTACGACATCATCAATCATGAGTTCAATTGGGTCAACGATTTCAAGTATTTGGAACAGCATCGTCAGCACGATATCTTCAATCATATCAACGGTGATTAGCGTAGTAACAAGTGGCTGGAACAACGTCAAAAGCGCAATCTCATCAGCTATGAGTGGAATTATCAGTGCAGTGACGTCAGGCATGTCAAACGTTGCAAGTGCTGTGCGTTCAGGTGTATCTAACGCAGTCAGCTCAGCTAAGTCATTTGTTGGCCAAATGGTCTCAGCAGGTACTGACTTAATCCGTGGAATGATTAACGGTATTAAGAGCATGGCAGGCTCATTAGTGAGTGCAGCTAAAGGCGTTGTATCAGGTGCAGTGAACGCTGCTAAAAACTTACTGAAAATACACTCGCCATCTAAAGTTTTCAAGGAAATTGGGGGCTATACGATGGAGGGTATGGCGATTGGTCTGAACAAAGAGGGTCGAAACGTAATCAAAGATACAGCAAGTATTGCTCGTGACATGACTACAGGCTTTAATCCTCAATTAGACGCAACGCCATCAGTACAAGGCATCAGTGACGAGTTGAACAAACTTTCTACTAAGGGGCAAGTTCAATCAAACTTTAACCACACGTTTAAAGCTGAGCCAAGCAAAACAAATCTACACATACAACTAGACACAGACGATGAAGTGCTGACAGCTAAAGTCAATGGCGTAAATGCTAGAGACGGCGAAGTGCTTTCATTTTATTAGGAGGTTAACCAATGGACTTGAAAATCACTAAGCTCGATGGCACCAGCTACACGCTAGGGCAGTACGACATATCAGTGAAAGATATTGTTGTAAGCCCAATCGAAGTTGATGAAGAGAGCAATAGTATTCAAGGTCTACATGGGAAATTTGATGCAGGTATGACATACAAGGAGCGCACAATTAGCGTTCCTTTTGTTTTTGTCAGCAATACGCTAGCCTCATACCCTTTATACAGAGATTTAATATCAGAGCTTGTATTCGATACAGAGCCATTCTATGTGCAGGAAATGCGCAGGCCTAAAGCTCAACAATATGAATTTAAAGACACTGTATACACAGACCCAGCAGGAACAACTGACCAATACGGCAATGAGACGCTGTGGGACAGTCCTCAGACAGATAATGAATTATCAACTGGCAAGAGATATCTTGTGCGCATAACTGAATGTGAAGAGATAGAGCAATCAGGTAAAAAAGGCACAGGAAAAATAACATTCACGACTACAGAGCTACCTTTTGCAGAAAGTGTGGGCACCTCAATAGACCTTGAGCGTGACGGGCTTGAGTATGTTGACGAGGCTATTTGGTCTTATGGCATGGGATTAAATAGTGATCCTGCAACAAGACAATATACATTCGATATCAGCAAATGCAGAACAGTCGATGTGTACAATTTCGGCAATGTTCCAATAGACCAGTTTAACCAGCATTTGATTATTAGGCTGAAATTTAATGGAACACCAGCAAGTGCAATGAAGTTTGGTTTCAATGGCACTCAATGCGAGATTAATTTGAAGAACACCAATATCAAAGAGGGCCACACAATAACCTATGAGTCAGGTAACTACTATGTGAACGGCCTAAGCATCTTGAATCATACGAATTATGGTATGCCAGTAATGAAAACAGGCAAGAACACACTCACATTTAACAAGGCTTATAGCATAGAGGCTCAAGTTGAATGCAGATACTACTATTTATAGGGGGCTTATAGAATATGGCAAGAAATGAAATAACAACGCCTTTAGACCTTAAAAACCTAAAGAAGCATAACGATAATTATGAGGAGCTTTACGGTATGATTGGCGAGTCTGATAAGAGGCTCAGTGAGTCAATGTGGGAAGAATTGAAAGATCACAACACATTGAAGATGCTAGAGCCTGTAAATACTAAAACAGATTTGCCAGCAGATGCTGAGGACAAATCAATTATCACAGTGCTAGATGAGCAAAAGGTCTATGCTCGAGCTAACGGCGAATGGCAGCCATTCAGCGCTATTGACCTAGACCCATTCACGCCATTTAAAAAAGAGCTGGCCGACACAATAGCTGAGTATGAGCAGAAGATTAAAGATATCACAGCAGATGTGACAGAGACGCATGGCACAGCTATTGACTCAATGGAAACAACTCAGGCTGATATCGAAGCTCAGGCAGAGACAACAAGGTTGTCATTGAAGAAAGCTACTACAGATTTTACAGCTAAGTTTAATGACTATCTGAGTCAGTTAGAAACAAATAAAGATGCTTCACTTGATGACATCGAGCAGGCAAGACAAGAAGCACTCGCCTCACTGAACAATCAGAACACAGACAACTGGCAAAAGTATAAGTTGACCCAAGATGACGGAGCATACAGTTTAGTGGCGTTGGCTGATGGAGGGTTAGAGGCCTTACATCAACTAGAGGCTGGAAACTATTACACAACGACAACACCTATTGATATGGCAAGCTCAACAGCTGGCTTTACTACTGTCATTACTAGAGGTAGCAGCATTGTTAAACATATAATTTTTAGGCCTTACAACTCAAATCAGATGTTTATTAAACGATTTTATAATGAGTGGTTTGATTGGGAGCCAATGGCAGGCACTAGAGTAGAGTTGTACAACGGCAGCGCAAAGGCCAATGGCGATAAGGTTTATTTAAAAGTTCCTTATGACAGATTCACTGAGTTGAAAATCAAACTTAATCGTACAGGGGGCACCGACATACTAAGTTATGACGCTGAATCTAGCGCAGATATTTCAATCAATTATACGAATGTATACAACGATGGAAGCGAGGGCAAGTTATACGAAATGATACTATCCAAGACATCGACTACAGAGCTGACAGTTGCATCACAAACGGCTAGAACGTTCTCAGGTGCGACATCTACAGATAGTGGCATTAAAATACTTAAAGTCTGGGGAGTTAAATAATGGAAATGGAAACGAAAGACACAAACCTAAACCCTGAAATGAACATCAAAGTTAACGAAAAAGATGAGATTGTTCAGTATGCAATTGTCGGAGGTGTTGGGGACGAGGGTATTTTCGTACCTTATGAAGTATTCCCTGATGATTTCTTTGACCAGTATGACTACAAATACTATCTATACAAAGATGGCAAGGTTTCACTGAACCCAAATTATAAACCAAGCCAAGAGATTATATAAGACAACAGGAGGCTTAACAAATGGCTTTAATACTAAAAGACCTTAACGGCGTTGCTTACCCAGTAGAGGCTGTCACAAGCCACAGTGTGAAGATGAGCGCAGACGGTATGCTGACATTTACAGTTTACGAGAATAGCCAAACAGAAAAATTTATAAACGACATATCTAAGCTGTGGCAGGTCGAGAATGTAGCAGGCAAGTCAGAGACGTTAACCTATGTTGTTGTGATCGCAAAGAGAAAATCATTGAAGAGTACTCAGGCTGTAGAGATTACAGCCAAAGAGGCTCAATTTGATTATTTAGAGACAAATAGGGTTTACGAGAATATATCAGGCAGCAGGACGGGCGTAGACTTTCTAAACATCATATTTGATGACACGCCATACTCATATGTATTGCTCAATGAGGTGTACGCAGTTGAGTGGGAAAATGCAGGCGATGGCCAAAGTAAAATGGAAATGTTCACAAAAGCATTATCTCGATATGGCCTAGAGTTCCAATATGAGGCAGCATCAAAAACATTCAGGCTAGGCACTAAGATTTCACGCCGACCATCTTATTATATTTCTAAAAAGCTAAACGCAAATGATATCAGCTTTGAAGAGGACGCAACAAGTTTCTACACATATATTAGGGGCTATGGCGATTATGAGGGCGAGGACAACCTGCATGAGGCAGACCTTGTCAGAGAGTACCCAGTTGATAAGAAAAGCCCTTTAATTGAATTGTTCGGCGTACGTGAGGCGCCACCAGTCACAGATGGACGAATAACGAAGAAAGCTGTTATGGACGAGAAGCTAAAGCAAGAGTTAGACGAATCATTGAAATTGTCTATCGAGTTCGATTTCGTAACATTGGGACGCAACTACCCATTTGCTCATCCTGAGATTGGGGACGAGATTCCAGTTATTGATGACACAATAGGATTTAATCAAGTGCTGAGAATACAAGAGATTAAGACAACAAGAGACGCACACCACAAAGTCACTAAGCAATCTATTGTAGTTGGCGACCCTAAACGTGCCACAAGGTACCAGCAAGCACAAGCTGGGGCAATCATTGACATTAATGACCTGATGAATGGCCGAGCTAAAATAAGAGAATCCGTCTTGCCTAAAGCAATTAGTGAAGCAACTAAGATGCTGCAGGACACAGCAAGTGAGTTGTCATTCAGTGACCAAGGCATCATGGCTGTAGATAAAACCAATCCTAACTATGTAACATTGCTAAATTCAAGTGGTTTAGGCGTCAGCAAAGATGGTGGGCAAACGTTCCATAATGCGATTACGAGAGGCGCAATCAACGCTGACCTTATTACAGCTGGCTCTATCAATGCTGATTATATTAGAAGTGGGACGCTAGATGCCAACCTTGTAGAAGTAGTCGGGGGCAATGATAGCGATAAATACGTGAGTATAAAAAATGATGAGTTGAGGCTAAGAGGACGTTTTGAGCGTGAGTGGATGAATGAAACATCAAACTACAATATCTATACGAGCATGCACAACGGCTACTTAAGATTTAGAAACGATGACCTAGATAGGTCGTTATATTTTTCTGAGTTCGGAATATCAACCATGCGTGACCAAACAGGAAACTACATCAAGGATTTACAAGGCTCCTCAGGATCAATTATTTGGTGGGATACTAGATACTCAGGTGCTGATGCAAGCGGTATTACAGTCAATTCATATGGTGGTGTTGCAGCATTAACCTCAAGTAACAATAGAGCATTGGTGCAAGGCGATGCTTCCGTAAGTTTAGAAAGTGTTGGCTCTAATGTCTACATTCGCCCTCTAACAGGTCAGGGCTCAGGCAGCAACACATTCAATTTTACATTGTCCCGAAGCAACTTAACCAATCCTGATTTACCGGGCTATTTGATGTATGGGAGTACATTCGAAGGCGATAAGTTCGGGGGTGGCCTAAGATTCTATAAACAATCAAATCTAATTGAAATGGTTGATGGAGATTATGCCAGTACCAAAGATACAACATTTCAAGCTGGTATAGGAAGATTTGGGACTGTGGGCAGAAAAGATGGCTATAGTTACATTGATTTTATCAACGACCAAGTTTTTAAAATAGGTGTGGACAATGCAGGGGCTCGAGTAGCAGGTAATGGCATTTATTACCGTACTTATTCAGGTGGGGCTAATATGTACATCACATCAGCAGGAACACTCGGACGCTCCACATCAGCTCGTAAATACAAAATGGATATCGAGAACCAATACACTGATGAGCAGGCGCAGCTTGAACACTCTAAGAACATACTTGATTTAAACGTTAGAAGCTGGATAGATAAAGCTGAGGCTGAGACCTATGCAAAAGAGATTGAAGAGCAGAAACGTATCAGCGATGACGAGTTTAAACTTGAGAAGTATGTAGGGCTTATCGCAGAGGAAGTCGGCGAGGTTGGTCTGTCTGAGCATGTAGTGCACGGAACAGATGACGAAGTTGAGGGAATTGAATACGACAGAATTTGGATTCATTTAATCCCAGTAATCAAGAAACAACAAAAACAAATCGAACAATTGGAGGCAGTTATTAATGGAAAATAACCAAGATATCGAAAAAGCAGTATTAATGAACAGACTATTTGAGGAAATACAACGCAGCACAAAGTTACAGACTGAATATGAAATAGTTTGCCGTGAGCTTGAGGCATACAAGAATCAACAACCTGAATCTAAATAGAAAGCAGAGGGCTTACTTTGAATGAAAATGAAATTTTAAATTGGCTATTATTTACAGTTGTTCCTGTATCAATTACTATTGGGACTTTTGTATTCAAAATAGGTAAAGATAAACGAGACAACGAAAACAGAATCACTCGAATTGAGTCAAAAGTTGACCAACATGATAGTACCATTAGCGTTTTGAATACTATTATCGAAAAACAGCGTGAAGATACAAGTGCAATCAGGCAAGTTAGTACACAAATAGAAACATTAACGAAACGATTTGATAATTTCGAGAAACGTTTTTATAACAGTCAAGGCCACAAATAAGTGCCTTTTTATTTTACACAATTTTAGGAGGCTAACAATGGAACAAATCATCGCCTTTGCTGGTGTGATCGCAATTATCACAGGTGGCATTGTAACAGTTATCAAGAAAACAAATAAGGTGCCTAAAAACTACTTGACTGTAGTGGCAATGGTAATCGGTGCATTAATTGGAGGTTTAACGGTGTTCATACCTGAATTAGTTACGCAACTTTCATTCGGTGGGCGCTTTCTGGCTGGTCTGATTAGTGGATTGATGGCAACTGGTATTTGGGAAACATTCAAAAATAGACAAGGTGCAGACCCTGAAAAGCTCGGTGGAGGCGCTGGGGCAAAAGCACCAACAAAATAAAATACATGGAGGCGACCTTTTGGGTCGTCTTTTTTAATTGGAGGACGTTTATAAGATGAAAAAACAACAAGCAGTGGATTGGGCAGTTAAGCATATAGGGAAAAGTCTGACAGCAGGACAATCGAACGGCGCACAGTGTGCTACATTTGTCATTGAGTTCTTAAAAGACCATTTTGACGTACACCCAACAGGAAATGCTAAAGACTTTATAAACTTTAAATATCCTAAAGCGTTTCAAGTCATCAAGAACACAGAGGAATTTGTGCCTCAGCAGGGCGATATATTCGTTATGGACACAGGCGAGTACGGACACACAGGCATGGTAACCGACGCAAACCAATATTTATTTGATAGCATTGACCAAAATTGGTATAACGCATCAGACCACGGGAGCCCAGCAGCTTTTGTACAAGATCATGTATATGATGATTTTGTCGGCGTTATTCGTCCACCATACTCAGATGCTGCAAAAGGCATCACAAAAGAATCAACCAAGACTGAGACGATTAACCAATCAATCAACTACACAATGAACCAACGCTCAGGCTCATTAGATGGTGTGGTAATCCACAACACAGCTGATAGTATCTCAGCTAAGGAACAATACAACAGATTGAACAACGCATCAGAGGCTCTCTATGAGGCAGGCATTGCCCACTATTACGGAGACAGCAAAACAATGTGGCGTGCTATTGATACGTTCCGTATTGCATGGCATGTGGCTGACTCATACGGCAATGGGCATTATTTAGGATATGAGGTAGCTGACTCAATGGGCGCCAGCAATAAAGAATTTGCTAAGAATGAGCAGGCTGTATTTAAGCAGGCAGGAATCGACATGCTGTATTACGGGTTAGAGCCTAACAGAAAAACTGTTAAGTTGCATAATCAATTTGTGTCCACAGCGTGTCCACACAGAAGTATGGCATTGCATATTGATTTCGACCCAATTATAAATGGCGCACCATCAACAGCTAAGCAATTAGAAATGCAGGACTATTTCATCAAAGAGATTAAGAAGTATTACAATAACCCTACTCTAATTGCTGGGGAACCTGACAACATCACAGACGGTGTAACAATACCAACTGAGAAACAGAAGAAAAACCCAGTTAAGGCTAAGAATAAAAGAGTCGGTGGTGGCTGGCGCAGAAATACCTACGGCATTTTGTGGAAGAAAGAGAAAGCAACATTTAAAGCAACATCTAATATCTATACTAGATACTATGGCCCGTGGACAGGCTGGGAAATTGCAGGCATGTTACAATACGGTCAATCTGTTAACTACGATGAAGTTTATGACTATGACGGATATATTTGGATTGCATGGACCGTGAATAGTGGCGCACGCGTTTATATGCCAATTGGTAATTCAAATGGAAATGGTAGTAGAATAGGAGATGCATGGGGAGATTTTAGTTAATTAAAATAATCATTGAGTGGGCAACATAGTTGTGCTAATATTTAAAATGAAATAATTATATAACCAATTTATAAGTTCATTAATTATAACATGTGGGGCACTTTGGCCCCCTTTTTTATTTGTAAAAATATATAGTTGATTAAAGTTTTAGAGGGATAATAAGGAGAGAGAGATAAATGGAATTGGGTCTTATTTTTGGTACGCTTTTATTACTTCTAATTGGGATTGTTTTAACCGTTATTTTTTGGGTAATTATTATTAAAATTTTAGCGTGGGCGTTAGGAGATACTGGTTGTATTATTGTTGTAGTCATAATAGGAGCACCAATTGTTGGGTTCGCTGCTTATATGTTATACAAATATTTAGGTTATTAGAGATAGATAATTAAATACATATCGTACTACAAGGGTAGACATTTTTGTATGTCTGCCTTGTTTTATATTTATCTATCTTTTTATATGAATATTTTGTATTATTATATTAATGAGATGTGAAATGAGGAGATATTTATATGCTAGACTTTAATAATTTAGTGATACCAAACGACTTATCCAAGTTTACTAAAAATGATTTGAGAGATTTAGCTACAGAGTTAAATGTTGCCAGCACTATTAATAATAAAGTAGATTTAGCTATTGCAGTTTATGATAAGTTTAATAAAAATGAAACTCATAACAATAAAGTGAAAGACATAATAAATAACAAGTTACTTGCTGGTAAAACAGCAGTTAAATGGTTTGAATTAGATGAAAACTTAAAATATGATGAGATAGTTAAAAAGTTAACTTATATGAATAATAACTTATTTGACAATATTTCAATCCCTAAAATTGAAGATTTAAGTACGGAACCGACTATTTTTGGTATGGTTTCGAATGATGCTTCAAAAGAAATATATATTAGATTGATATATAAAAGTGGAGTTAAATCTGATATGTATGGCACTAATATCAATAAAACCCCAATACCAGCTTATGCAACTATATATATTAACTTTAACGAAAAAATATTAGAATATCGTGGTGATGCTAAAAAAGCAAAAAAAACAGTGAATATTTTTATCGATAACATTAATAATACTACTATGCCAATAGTCATAAATGAAAAATTTGAATTTACTGTCGAAGAAGTTGCTGATAAATTACAAGGAGAACTTATTGATACGGTTTCTTTACCAGACATTAATATTGTTGATGACAATGATAAATTTAGTAATGTATCAAAAGTTTTAGACGCAATAGATGATTATTTTAAAGATACTAATATTGATAATTTAGAAGGTGCATTGTATGATGTGAATGAGCTATTTGATAATAACATAGACGAAAATATCATGCCTTTTTCTTCTCTTTTACTTTCAGGTTTAGAAACTGTTGGATTGGGAAGTAATAAAGAATTAAGAAATACGCCACTTTTCAAATACTTAAAAACAAATTTAACACAAACTACTGGTTTTATTAAGATTAAAGTAACTGAAGGGAACGTAATAAATGAATATACTATAAGGGTTGGTATTCAAACTAAAAGTATATTTTTTACTTCTGATGTTAGTGAACATGTAATTAATTATGTTAGGGATATATTATTCAAATAAAGAAAGTAGGGATCACTTATGAATATCACTTTCATTACTCGAAAAAAATTCCAAGAGTTTTTAGAGAGTCTGTGTTATAGTTCTATAGAAAAGTTTACTGCTAGTAAGTTTGCAAAATACGCTAGTATAGGATTAGACGACTCATTTAAATTGTTAATTGAACATGTAGCTACTAAAGAATTAGAGTTGAGTTGGGAACTTAGATGTCCTAATTGTAATAGAGTACTCTCTTTAAATAGCAATAAAGATTTGGAAGAATATGAATGTGATTTTTGTTGTGATATTTTTGATGTAGATGAAAATGATTTATTCCCTAAATTTCAAGTAACAAAAGAATTTAAGGATTATTTAATTGAATCAAATAAAGGTGGAAATTCCGTAAAAAAGACTGAAAAAGCTATTACTGATATTCCAGATAAAAATATACCAATTAGCGACATAAATATAGATGAAGAAACAAAAAAAATATTGCAAGAATTCACCCATTCAACTATAATAAATGTTTTTAATGGAGGTAGCCAAATGAATCAAATTAGTAATAGCTTCAACCACTCTACCCTTAATAATGCTAGTATTCAAAGCACACATAATAGTCAAATTCCAATTGTTCCAGAAGAACATGTTGTGGAATTGCAGGATTATATAAATAATATCGATGATGAAGTTTTACGAAATATGAATGATGAGCATTTAAAAAACTTTAAAGAATCTTTAAAACAACATGATAAAGAAATGGCTAAAAAATATTTATCTTTCATAGGTAAAACTATAGGCACAGTTTCAAGTATCTCAACTATAGCAGGATATTTAAATTAAAATATTCAACTCAATTTTGATACTATTAGATGATAAAGAACTTGGAAATAATATTATATATATCATATGTAGAAACTGTATTAAGTAAGGTCGTTTTATTATCTGCAGTGGAGATAATAGAAATACATTTACATTAAGAGGTTAATTTAAAATAGAACTATAAAAATTACATGATAAAATATTGTGAATCAGTATTTGAAATGAATTTAAAATTGAGGTGTTAATGTATTTGGAGGAAGAAACTTTCAAGAAATACATAGAAGAAAAAGAACTAGGAATTAAGTGTTTGAGTATTGTTTATATAATATTAATAACCGCTATATACATCTGTCTCTACTTATATATTAATTCAAATTCTTCAAGAGAAATAATTGGTGTACAGTCTTTTTTATTACTTATAGTCACTACTATTTTAGGGAATTATAGTAAAGAGTTATATTTAAATCTGACTAATGTAATTCTTAATTACCAAGAGAAAATGATAACCCCATTAATCAGGAGTTATAAAATGTTTGTTACTGTATGGGTAAATTATATTACCGTAATATTATTATTATCTTATATGGGTAAAGTTATATTAGATTTAAATAATGTTTACTTTCATATAGTAGGTGTTTTATTTAGTATTCTTTTAATGTTAGTAGGAGTTATAACTATTTTTTTTAAAATATCATCCTATGAAGATCAAGAATAGTAACTACATATTATATTTATAAACAAAACTGGGGAGCTTGATTTGTAAAATTCCAATAATACTTATTGGAATACAATGAAAATACAAATGAGTGTTAAAAAGCAACTAAGCAGGAAAAGAAAGAATTTGTGATTGGTCTATTTGTAATAGTAGCTATAGTATTATTTGTAAAGTGGGTGTTTTAAATGAAAGCGATCAATGAAGTGTATGATACAATTCAAAAATTGCTAGAATCAGACAAAACAGCTTATCAAAGTGAAAAAGAAACTGGAGTTAGTAGGGCGAAAATAGGTAGATTGAAAAACGGTAAAAATAATATAGATAATTTAAGTTTGGCAAGTGCTAAAGTTTTATATGAATATACAAAAGCCCACCTAAATGAATAG